GAAGTCTTCAAACGCTCAAATGTACAATCTCACTAAACTGGTAGGAGAATGTCAACATTTGCCGAAATTTGCCATGACTTTTGTACAACCAAACTGCTGGGGTACACCGTCATTGGCGGAGCAGTCGCGGGAGCTTGTCTCTACGGACTGCGATTTCGGTTTGAATCCTATGCGGCGACTGGGCCGTATGATTCAGAGCATCCAACAGCTCTTGGCAGGTTTTGCCAGAGGTTTTTGGTCGACCGTTCTCGAACATTATTTGAGACCAACTGGTTCCCGATCGATGCTATCGTGGATACAGACCCCCAAAGACCAAGCGAAAACGGCCATCGCGTGTCTGGTGCGACACGTGATGAAGCGCGCCGTGCCATCACTGCAGCAATTGAGCTTCAGGGACTTTCTAAGTACGAATTGTCCCCGGCTGTCAAATCTGATAACGTTAGTGGGAAGTTACACTACCACTATGCGGTCGCTGATTTGGCACAAGCTGTACGGAGTGATGAGGTTAAACCCTCATCCGTTATTGTGTGTATCGATACCGATTATTATGTCCGTGATCCTGATTCGTTATTTGGCTATCCCAATCGTGCGGTTATTCATACCTTTAACCCGACGACGGTTGCTGGCATTGACGGTGATACTCCTTTCCGTATATTGGACAATCAAGTAGAGTACTTAGTAAGCGGCGGCGGTGAATGGCGGCATCAAGTCTGGGACTGGTGCAAGTCTGGCGAGTTTTTGGAATTCCGGAAGCCTATCGAAACGATCGCGGAGTGGTTGTTGTCCTTCATTGGTGTACGTAAGTATACCTATCATAAGGTGTCTTTTGCTAGACCCTGGAAGTCAACGCCACATCGCGCCCTTGTCTGGTTAACACCCACCGCTATGGTGTATCGAATCGATTGGTTGCGTAATGAGATCCACGCCCGGAAACTGAAACGTATGAATTATTCCGACAAATTGAAACCAACTTGGAATAAGCTCGTCAACTGGGATGGTGAAAACCACACGATCAGTATTGGTCGTGCTGGTGAGGACGCGCACGTTGAGCTTGATAAAGCAGACTTTGACATCTTAATGGGACTTGGTAGCCAACAATCTGTTACCTCCCGTCTGCTTGGCATGGGTTATAAGGACCCGAGAATCCATGCTTTATTGGGTCAATATTAAAAAGGGGAACCTGCGAAAGCAGGTGAAGTCGACCGCCTGGTAAAACCTATTGGACCTCAAGTCCATTGGCCATCAACCAGCCTAGCTGATGAACCAGAGACATCTAATCGGAAATATGGAGAATGCATTGTTTCTGATGAGTCCCTTGTGCCAATGATCAGGCGTTGGGAGGCGATGTCATTATCGATTGAATCACGCATTACTTGGACAGCCAACAAGAAAGTTCCTCCACGTTCATACGCATTTTATGCGCGCGAATTCGTTGAACAACTTGTTCCAGTCGCTGGCGAGGGCATACCTTATGAACTCGAAGATACGATTGGAATGTTGACCAAAGCCAGCCAGGTAAATGCAATCAAACAAGTCATCGATACACTAGACATGCCACCACGTAAACTGATCGAAGCTTTTGTTAAGAATGAACCTTGCCAGAAACCCGGTAGAATAATTTCATCTTTTCCTGATGCCAGGTTTCTTGCGCAATTCAGCAGGTTCACTCTTAGTTTCCGAGATAATATCTTGCACTCGGAGACAAATAAGCATTGGTTCATGCCTGGACGAAACCCAACCGAAATTGTTGCACAATTGCAAGAATTTGCGGGTTTCACTGATGAAATGTGCGAAACCGATTTCTCCAATTTCGATGGTTCAATATCAGAATGGTTGCAACGCAACGTTATGAATGCTGTTTACTTCCGATATTTCGGTTATTCCAAAGAATTGCGCTACTACACTTCACTCTTGATAAGTAGTCCAGCTCGTGCGAAAAGATTCAACTTTTATTACGAACCTGGCGTTGGTGTTAAAAGTGGGTCACCTACTACCTGTGATCTTAACACTGTTGCCAATGCGTTCGTTGAATTCTGTGCGATTCGGATGCTTACGGGTTGTCGACCTAGTGAGGCCATGCAGTTAATTGGTCCGAAATTCGGTGATGATGGAATGATAGACGCCAAACATTCTAAGTCGTTTTCTAAAGCATGTCAGATTCTTGGCCTGACTGCGAAAATGGAGCGTGAAAAGCCAGATATGGCGTCACGTTTCTAGCGCGGGTTTTCCCCGACCTTAGAAATACGACTACATCATTCCAGGATCCATTACGAACTTGGCGTAAACTGCACATAACGAGCCGCGATCCTTTAATCCCAATCGCGGATGCAGCAATTGACAGATGCGAAGGGTATCTTATAACTGATGCTCTTACTCCAATTACATCGGAGTATTGTCAACTCATATTGCGTTATTATACTGATCAAGTCAAGGATAACAATAAACGGTTGTCCAGAAAGACGCGCAATACTGAAAAGCCTTATTGGCTGGTTGACGGATCCTGGCCACAGGATAAAGCTGATGATGAGTTAATGCTGCAGTGTATAGCAACTCGCACTGGTATAGATGTCGAAGCGCTACATGTACTACGTGTAGACCTGGAAAACATCAACAGCCCCTGGGAGATCCGGCCAATTGAACGTGACATTCCTTGCCCATACAGTCTTACAATCTTACCTGATGGTGATGTCACTCCGGACTCCATGGACGATCGACAACGTGAACTCCAAAATGACGTCCAATGCATTAGAGCTAGTCCAAACCTTGCCGACGGAGATATCCTCCCTGGTACAGGTGGTGATCGACAAGATAGCCAGCCTTCCACTTCCAGAGGACCCAGGCGTGAACAAAGATCTGATCGCGTTCCGGGTGTGTCTCAGGAAAACGTCCGACAAGCTGTTCACAGCGACAGACGGACTCCTGGCAAAGCCCAGGGTGGTGGCAACTCTCAAGGGAGAAAAGCTGGAAGTCGAGGACCAGGACCCTCGCAAGGTTCTCGAAGGGCTCCGACGAACAATCGAGCAGCTCCAAGGAAACCTTACGTAAAACGTCAGAAGACGAAGAACTAGCTCACTATGAACTAGTGATAAACCTTCAAGGTTTACGCCGCTTCCCAACTATGTCGCTTTATGCGTCC